TGACATTATTAAAAACAATGTGACTGTAACTTTTGGTAAAGGAGAAGATGACAAGGCACAACGTTTGTTGGACCTTGCGGCGTCTAATGGTTTTCAACCGCAACAGAAATCTGATGCGGCTTGGAATACATTGACAGCCCTATTCCAGGAGCGTGTCGAGTCCGGGCTCGACATGCCTTCTGATATCTTTAATACGTGGATTAAAGATAAGACTAAAATAACCCGAAAATAATGGAGAAACGATAATGAGTAATGAAGTAGTGGCTAAAAAAGACACTGGATCACTTGCCTTGTTTGGTAATGATGCAGCAAAAGGTTTTGAGAATATGACGCAGGAAGATCTTGCGTTACCTTTTCTTCGAATCTTGGGACAACTATCACCGCAGGTAACTGAAGGTGATGCAAAGTATGTAAGTAATGCGAAGCCTGGCATGATTTACAATACTGTTACCAGCGAATTATTTGATGGTAAAAAAGGTATCAAGATAATTCCTTGTTACTATAAAAAGGATTTTCCTGAATGGTCAGATAGAGGGGATGGGCCTGGAGCACCAGTTGCTATTCACCTACCTAACAGTCCGGTAATCCAAACAGGTAAGAGAGATGGATCTAAAATTAGATTACCTAACGGTAACTATTTAGAAGAAACAGCTTCTTACTATGTTATGGCTGAAACAAAAACAGGTGGATTTACACCTGCGTTGATTACAATGAAATCAACACAACTTAACGTTAGTAAGAAATGGAATTCAATGATGAAGACCATACAAATTCCTGACGGTAAGGGTGGTTTTGCAATACCACCAATGCATGGGGTAGTTTATAATCTAGCATCAACATTACAAAAGAACGACAAAGGTTCTTGGTATGGTTGGGTTGTAAACATGGATAGAATCATGGGAGCAGACGATAAGTCTTTATACTTAATGTGTAAAGATTTTAACGGTAATGTTTCCAAGGGTAACGTGCAAACAAAAGCAGATGTGGAAGAGATCGCTAAAGACAATGCTCCTTTTTAAGTATTGTGTTTAGTATAAGGGGCCTAGCAATAGGCCCCACAACAAAAATAGAAAGAAGTTTTAATGAAAGATAAGTTTAAAGAAATATTTGAGGGGTTAAAAATAGCTTATGGTCAATATCAAAAAGGTGAGCGTGGCGAAAATGGTAAACAAGGTGGTAAGGCATTTATCGTTAGAGGTAATGTTACAGATGATCTTTGGGAAAATCATCTCCAGGGCAAAGGACCTGCTCTTGGTATTATACCGATTACCGAAAATAATACTTGTAAGTGGGGTTGTATTGATATTGACGAATATAATTTTAATCATGCTTTACTTATATCTAACATACGTGAATTAAAACTTCCTTTAATTGTGTGTCGCTCTAAATCTGGGGGAGCACATGTATTTTTATTTACCAAAAAATTTATACCTGCTTCTTTAATGCAAGGAACATTAAAGAAAATGGCAAAGATATTAGGATATGAAGGATGTGAAATCTTTCCTAAACAAACAGAAATATTAGTGGAACGTGGTGACACTGGTAATTTCTTAAACTTACCTTACCACAATGAAATGAAAGGGTTACGATATGCTATCAACGATAATGGTACCGGTTGTACACTTGAGGAATTTTATAAGCTCTATGATGTTTATGCTTGCGAAACAGAAGACCTCAAAGAAATTAAAATTGAAGAAAAGAAAATCGAAGAAGCGTTCAAAGATGGACCTCCTTGCTTAAATAAATTAGCTTCTACAGGGTTTGGAGAAGGATCTAGAAATAATGCATTATTTAATATTGCAGTTTATTTTAAGCAATCTAATCCAGATACCTGGGAAGATGAAATTGTAAAAGCAAACATAGAATATATGACTCCTTCATTAAGTAATAATGAAGTTCAACAATTAATTAAATCAGTTAATAGAAAAGGTTATGATAAATATAGATGTAAAGATGCTCCTATTAATTCAGTATGTCAATCAAGTCTATGTAGATTAAAAAAATATGGAGTTGGTTTTGGAGAAGAAGAAATGCCAATACTAGGTAACCTGACAAAGTATGCATCTAAACCACCACAATGGTTTTTAGATGTAGGGGAAAATAGAATTGAATTAAAGACAGAGCAATTATATATGCCAGGACTATTTGCACTAGCATGTTTAGACCAGGCTAATTTAGTTATTCCTATTCCTAAACCAAAAGATTGGAAACAACATTTTTTAAAACCAATGATGAATAATTTACAAGAGATTGAACCATTAGAGTCTTTAGATCCAATTAATGAGATAACTTCTTTATTACAAGATTGGACTACGAATAGACAATCAGCAAGAACTATGGATGATATTTTAAATAAACTTCCCTACACAGATGAGAATAGAGAATTTACTTATTTCAGAAGAGAAGACTTTTATAGTTTTTGTAAAAAGAATAATTGGGAACATGATAAAATTAAAACAGGAAATTATCTTACTCAATTAGATTGTTTTGTGGAAGAGTTTAGACCTAACATAAAAAATCAACAACCAAGAGTTATTAAAATTAAAACAATGAAGAAGATAGATGCTTCTGTTTCTAAAATAAAATATCAGCAAGATGACTTCTAGTATAGGAATTAATTGGCGTTTAAAATTAACTCAAAAAATTGATTGCTTGTCTAAACAAGTAGATAAATTAAGTACAAGAAATAAATTTTTAGAAAATAAATTAAGAAAATATAGAAATGAAAACAATAATACTAGGACCACCGGGAACGGGGAAAACAACGACACTATTAAATCTAGTGGACGAGTTTATTCAACAAGGAATTAGACCTAAACAAATAGGTTATTTTTCTTTTACGAAGAAGGCTGCAAGAGAAGCAGCTAATCGTGCGTCTGAAAAATTTGGATTAGATGTAGAAACAGATTTAGCTAACTTTAGAACATTGCATTCATATGCATTTAGAATGTTGGGTATGAGTAGAGAAAAAATGATGAAGACAGAAGATTATAAAGAGTTTGGTCAAAAATGTGGCATACCTATTAAGACTGCAAACTTTTCAGGAGAGGACGGAACCTTTAATTCAGATAATGAATATCTTACTATTATCAATACAGCGGCTGTTAAGAGAATGGATCTATTAGATTATTATGATTCTAGAAAAAACTTATTAGATATAGAGCGGAATACTTTATTCTTACTTTCAGAGGAACTCAAGAGATTTAAAAAAGAAAAAGAACTTAAAGATTTCAATGACTTATTGGAAGATTTTATTGCAAAAGAAATTAGTCCAAGCTTTGAAGTATTGTTTATTGATGAAGCACAAGATCTATCTTTAATACAATGGGAAATGGTTAGATCCCTTTGGAGCAATTCTAAAAAAACTTATATCGCAGGGGATGATGACCAGGCTATTTTTAAATGGGCCGGTGCAGATGTAGATCACTTCATTGCATTAAAAGAAGAGGTGGATGATATTAAAACATTAGAACAATCTTATCGTATTCCAGGTGGACCTATTCATGAACTGTCACAAAAAATAATAAGCAAAGTACAAAATAGATTTGATAAACAATATAAGCCAAGACATGAAGTAGGAATTTTAAAAAGATATTCTGACATTACTCAAGTAGATATGAGTCAGGGAAATTGGTTGGTGTTATCTTCAGCAAATTATTTTTTAGATGATGTAAAAGAATTATGTGAGTTAAGAGGTTGGTATTATCAATACAAAGGACAAAACTCTATTAGTTTAAAATTATTATTAGCATTAAATAATTGGGAGGCATGGAGAAAAGGTTGTTATTTAAACAATTTAGAAATAAAAAATATCTATGAATACCTGGGTGCAAACGTATTAGAGGGTTTTAGAAAAGGAAAAACATTACATGCTGAAACTAAATATACATTAAAAGAATGTATAGAGCAGTATGGTTTGTTAACAGATAAAGTTTGGTATGAATCATTTGAGGGTTTAGATACTCTCACAGAAAACTACATTCGTAATATGAGGGCGAATGGAGAGATGATAAATAAAAATCCTCGTATCATAATGTCAACTATACATGGAGCTAAAGGAGGAGAAGCGGATAAAGTTTTATTGTTACAAGATTTAACTAACGCAGCACTTGAAACATTTGCACACGATCCAGACGAATTACATCGTTTGTTTTATACGGGTGCAACAAGAGCGAAGCGTGAATTACATATTGTGGACCCAAAAAACTTTGACCGTGCTTATTTAATATGACCAATAAATCAATGTTTGATAAAATAATAAATGCATCTGAACGTCAAGAGGGAGGAACTCATTATAATAAATATAGTATTCAACCCTATGCATTTACAAGAAGCAATAACTTGTCTTTTTTTCAAGGCAATGTTATTAAGTATGTGGTTCGTTATAAAGATAAAAACGGTATTGAAGATTTGAAAAAAATTATTCATTACTGTGAATTAGAAATTGAAGAAATGAAAAAGGAAGAGAAATGAGAAGTACCCAAATACCTTTATTCAGTCCGGATACGGAATGGGTAATGCCTGATGAACTACGCGATTTGCGCGGTCATAAAGAAATAGCAATTGATTTAGAAACGAATGACCCGGAGTTAATGATTCTCGGATCGGGGAACGTGGTTGGGCGTGGTCACATTGCAGGTATCGCTATTGCTGTAGAGGGTTGGTCTGGTTACTATCCTATTCAACATGAACTTGGAGGAAATTTAGATAAGAAATTAGTTTTATCATGGCTCCAAGATATGTTTAATCAAGAAGATACTACCTTTATCTTTCATAATGCAATGTATGATGTGTGTTGGCTACGGTCTATGGGCCTAACAATCAAAGGTAAAATTGTAGATACCATGATTGCAGCATCTTTGATTGATGAAAATAGAATGTCTTATCGTTTAGATACATTAGCAAAATTTTATGTTGGTTTAGGTAAGGATGAAAAAATATTACAAGAAGCAGCAAAAGATTATGGCCTGGACGCAAAAAAAGATATGTGGAGATTGCCTGCTCTTTTTGTTGGACAGTACGCGGAACGTGATGCGGAAGCTACGTTAAAACTTTGGCAACGATTAGATACAGAACTTCATAACCAAGAATTAATGGATGTATTTAATTTAGAAACAAAATTATTTCCATGTTTAGTAGACATGAGATTCAAAGGTGTAAGAGTTGATTTAGAAAAAGCTGAAAATATTAAAAATAATTTAATGCAACGTGAAGCTAAAATAGTCAATAAAATCAAAGAGTTAACTGGAATTGAAGTAGAAATACATGCGGCAAGA